GAGCTTCGCACCCTGATGATCGGCGCATCCGGCGCATTGGTCATGGACCTGCAAAAGGCGCTGAACGCGACACGGGTGCCAAAAACCATGAACGGAGTCGATCTTCGCGTGGACGGCAGTTTTGGTAACGCGACTTACAATGCCGTCAAGGCTTTTCAGCAGATGAACGGCCTGAAGCCCGACGGCATCGTCGGCCCGGCAACGTGGAAGGCTCTGACATGAGCGCCCGGAAGCGACCGCAGAAAATCGACAACTGGAAGTATCGCCGCCGCGTGGTGTTCGGATCGCTGGTCTATATCGCCATCATGGTGGTCTATATCGTGTGGCGCGGGGCCGATTCCTCGCTCTACCGCGATATATCGGTGGCGCTGATCGGTGCGAGTGTCGCGATCATCGGTTCTTATGTCTTCGGCGCGGCGTGGGATGACCGGGACATTCGCCGGAATTCCCGGCGTCCCCCGCCGTCGATGAATGGGGAGGACACATTGTGACCTTCCTGCAATCCCTTCTCATGCGTCTTGGTCTTCTGGCTCTCGCCGCCGTGCTGTGTTTCGGCGGCGGTTACTGGACGGCGTCCCGCCAATGCCGGATGAGCGCCGAGGTTTCCAACCTCAAGAGCCGGTTGGAGAGCGCCACCGTCAATCTCGCGCAGGCCGAAAAGGCCCGCGACGACGCGCAATTCCGGGTGACGGTTCTGGAGGCTGTCACCCTCGATACTCAGGAAGCGATCGATGATCTTACCGACGATGTTCTGGCGCGTCAGAACCGTGACGCTTGCCATCTGTCTGACACTGATGCTGAGCGGCTGCGCAAGATCCGTTGATCCCGTTGTGATCCGCCCGCAACTGCCTGCTCCGCCCGACTGGGCGAAGGCGGTGTCCGTAACGGAGCCGAAGACGGGCGAGGATGCGCTTGTCGTTGCCGCCCGCGAGCGTGGCGGGCGCATCCGCGCGAACGCCGTCATCACCAATTTCCACGGCTGGTACGAGAGCGTGCGGGCCGGATATGCCGGAGATGTAAAATGAGCCTGTTTCAATACCTGTTGGCGATCCTGTTGCTCTTTGCCGCCACGGCCTCGTGCGCGATCGTCAACCGCATCACGGGTGGCGGCTTCGTCGCCGAGGACGGCAAGGGCAACTGGCTCCTGAAACGCTGGCTTCCCGGGAAGCCGTTGTACTGGACGGCTCCGGTCATCGGCGTGATCGCGTGGATATGGAATCCATGGTTGGTCGCTATCGCCATTGCCGTGGCCTATTTCCTGTGGCGATTGCTGCCATGGGGCAGATGGATCGGCATGGGGCATTATCCGCCGGTGCGCCCGGCATCCGCCTTCGAGGCGTTTATCGAGCGGCTATGCCGAGGGTCCGTCCGGATGTCGATGTTCGTGCGGATGCTGTTCGCCGTGCCCGGCCTGATACTGGTCTTTTATGTGGCGCATGGTTTCCACGCCCCCGATATTTTTAACGCCATCGTCTGGTCTTTCTTTTTGTGGCTCGCCTACGTCATCGGCTGGGGGCTCGAGCCCTACAACGGCGTCGAACCTGCCGAGTTCATTGCCGGAGCGATGTGGGGACTGATCATCATCACGACGGTCACGATGGCGTAGAGGTCCGCGATGCTCGACTATCTTCTGAACAATTTCAACCGGTTCTCCAACCTCCTTCCCATAGCGTTTTTCCTGCTGTGGCTGTGGCTGCAGGCCAAGATCGGCGAGAAATTCGCCACACGATCCGCTGTCTCGGAACTGAATGAGAGGGTTGCCGAGGTCGAAGCGAGCGGTACCCGGCAGGAACGGCGGCTGGTGGTCGTCGAGAACCGTCTTAACGAACTGCCGGACAAGGATGCGCTGCACGATCTGTCGATCCGCACGGAAAAGCTCGGCGGCGATCTCAAGGCGGTCAAAGCGTCGCTTGACGCCATCGAGGCGTCGAACCGGCGCATCGAGGACTATCTCCTGAACCGGAAGGATGGCTGAGGTGAGTTTTAGCGAGTATATGGCGAAGGACCGCCGCCTTGCCCTGTTGCGGTTCCTCGATGATGCGCCGGAGCGCAAACTGAATATCGCCGTGATCCAGACCGCGCTCGACGGCGTTGCCCATTCGGTCAGCCGGGATATCATCGAAACCGACATGGAGCTGCTCGAGGAGCACGGGTTCGTGCGCATCGAGCGCCTGCCGCTGCGGTCCGGCGAGCTCCTGATCGGCCACCTGACGGAGGCCGGGTGCGACGCGGCCAATGGTCGTCGCCGCAGTCCGGTCGTCGCCCGTCCGAAGCCGAGGTGACGCGATGGCCCGCCGCCCGTCCACCATCGACCGTCTGCCTCCGGAAATCAGGGACTGGATCGGTCGCCTGCGCGATCAGGGCCGGACGATCGATGAAATCCTTGCCAAGTTGCGGGAACTCGATCTCGAGGCCCTGCCGTCGCGTTCCGCCGTCGGTCGCTACATCCAGCGCGGCGAGGAGATCGCCAAAGAGATGCGTCGCTCCCGCGATACGGCGGAAGCGATCGTGCGCAACCTCGGCGACGCCGAGCCGGACAAGACGACGCGTCTCAACATCGAGCTGATGCATTCGATCCTGTTCGACAATCTTTCCGAGATCAAGAAGACGCTTTCCATGGAAGGGAACGCGGTGCAGTTCGACGCCATGAAGGCGATGCTGCTGTCGAAAGCGCTGGATCATCTCGGCAAGGCGGCCAAGGACCAGATTGCGCGCCAGATCGCCATCGAGGAGCGGGCGGCAAAGCGCGAGCGGGCCAAGGCGATCAAGGCCGCAACCAGTATCAGCCGCCGCCACGGCCTGCCGAAGGATTTCATCAAGGAATTTCGCAACGCGCTCGAGATCGAAGCGCCTCCAAAAAAGGCCCGGTAAACCATGGCAGAGGAATTCAGGATCGGGCGCGCCATCGACAGGCAGGAATGGGCGGAATTGCGCCGCGCCTCCCTCTATGGGTTGCCGCCGGAGTTGCGCGACAGAAATCTGTCGGACATTTTTCTTCCCTATCAGAAAGAGGCGTTGCGTCTTCGCCTTCTGTATTCCGTCACCTTCATCGAGAAGTCCCGCCGTATCGGCCTGACGTGGGCGTTCGCCGCCGACGCGGTCATGGTGGCCGCTGCCGGGAAAGCTGCGGGCGGCATGGATTGCTGGTATATCGGCTACAACCTCGAGATGGCGCGGGAATTCATCGACGTCTGCGGCATGTGGGCGAGGATTATTGCCAAAGTGTCGGCGGAGGCGGGCGAAATCCTGTTCGACGACTACGATCCCGTCACGGGAGAGACGCGCCAGATCAAGGCGTTCCGCATCGCGTTCTCGAGCGGTTTCGAGATCGTTGCGCTGCCGTCCTCGCCGCGATCGTTACGTGGCAAACAGGGCTATGTCCTGATCGACGAGGCGGCGTTCCACGATGATCTTGAAGAGCTTTTGAAAGCAGCGATGGCGTTGACCATCTGGGGCGGCATGGTGGTCGTGATCTCGACCCATGACGGTGATGCCAATCCCTTCAATCGGTATGTCAAGGATATCCGCTCGGGCGTGCGCACCTACGGGCTGTTGCGGATCGACTTCGACCAGGCGCTGCATGACGGCCTTTACCGGCGCATCTGCATGCGCAGTGGCAAAACGTGGTCGGTAGAAGCCGAAGCCGAATGGCGACAGGGCGTGATCGACGATTATGGCGATGGTGCCGACGAGGAGCTTTTTTGCATCCCGGCAGCGGGCTCCGGCGTCTGGATCCTGCCCGCCGTGGTCGAGGCCTGCATGTCGAAAGATATCCCGGTCCTGCGCTGGGATATGCCGAACGAATTCGCCGCCGAGCCGAGATTCATGCGCGAAGCGAAATGCGAGGCGTGGTGTGATGCGGTGGTAAAACCCAACATTTCCCGCCTCGACGGAGACTTGCCGTCGTTCTTCGGCATGGACTTTGCACGCAACGAGGATCTCTCGGTCATCTGGCCGGTGCAGATGTCACGGACCATGCATCGCAAGACGCCGTTTTTGATCGAGCTGCGCAATATCCCTTTCCAGCAACAGGAGCAGATCCTGTTCTGGTTGCTTAATAAACTGCCGCGGTTTTGCGGCGGCGCGATGGACGCGGGCGGCAATGGCGCGGCGCTGGCGGAATCGACCGCGCAGGCCTTCGGGATGGAACGGATCGCCCAGATCAAGTTCTCGGTCGACTGGTACCGGGAAAACATGCCGAAATACAAGGCGACGCTCGAGGCGAACGGCATGGAGATCCCTGCCGACATCGATGTCGCCACCGATCACCGCCTGATCCGGATGATCGACGGCGTTGCCCGGATCCCGAAAGAGCGCACCACGGCCAGGGGCGAAAAAGCCGCCGACGGCAAGAAGAAAAAGCGCCACGGCGACAGCGCCATTGCCGGAGCGCTGGCGCATTTCGCCTCGCTGATGCCGATCGTCGCGCACGAATACACTCCCGTTTCCGAACTCGACCGCGTTGGCGGCCTGATGTTCGAAGGGACAAGCGGAGGGCGCAGCCTGTGGTAACGACGCGAAAATCATCCATCCTCGGCCCTGACGGCGCTCCGGTCGAAGTCGCCATCCTGTCGGAGGAAATGGCGGCGCCCGGCCTGTGGGGCGTGCGGCAGGTTCCACGCGAGAGCGTTGCAACCGGCATGTCGCCGGAACGGCTCGGCGACGTGCTGCGCGCCGCGACCAACGGTCATCCGCGTGCCTATCTGACGCTGGCAATCGACATGGAGGAGCGATACCTCCATTATTCTTCGCAATTGCAGACGCGGCGGCTGGCCTTCGACGCCATTCCGGCATCCGTCTCTTCTCCCGACGGCGTCCCGCCGAAGATCACGCACGCGGTGCACGAATTGGTGGAAGCTCCGGAATTCCGGGATGCCTGTGCCGATCTGACCGACGGTATCTCGAAGGGTTTTGCCGTTTGCGAGATGATGTGGGAATTCGAGAGCGGATTGTTGCGCCCGGTGTCCTATGCGTTCCGGGATCCGCGTTACTTTACCGTCGACCGGATCACCCTTAGCGACCTGCGCCTGATCGTCGATCACGATCTCGAAGGCACGCCCTTGCCGGACGCGAAGTTTCTCAGGCATGTGCCGCGCACCCGTTCCGGCCTGCCGCTTCGCACCGGACTGGCACGGCCTGCGGCATGGGCGTTCCTGATCCAGAATTTTACCCTGCAGGACTGGGCGGCGTTTTGCGAAATCTATGGTGTGCCGTTCCGGGTCGGCAAGTATCACCAGTCGGCGTCGATGGAGGACAAGCGCACCCTGTTACGGGCGGTGCGCGATATCGCCAATGATGCGGGCGCGATTATTCCGATCGGGATGGATATCGAGTTCCACGAGGTGAGCGGCCAGCAGGGCGAGCGGGTGTTCGGCGGTCTGCTCGGCTATCTCGACCGGCAGATATCGAAGCTCGTGGTCGGCCAGACCATGACGGCGGATGATGGTTCCTCTCTTGGACAGGCCAAGATCCACAACGAGGTGCGGCTTGATATCCTGCGCGCCGATTGCCGTCAGATGGCGGCAACCATCAACCGGCAACTGGTCGAGTATTTCGTCTCGATGAATTTCGGGCCGCAGGAGCGATATCCGCAGGTCGAGTTTCAGGTGACCGAGCCGGAGGATATCAAGGCGGTGTCGGA